ATTGAATTTGATACTGCATATTATATTTGCAGTGAATTCTTTAAAAAGCTTAAAGTCTTTTCCTAATATTTGGAAATGAGTTTAAGATTTATTTGTTCTCCGTTTCTTGCTGAGTTTGAAAAGACGAAACCCTTTCTTACTCAACGTGGTATCCTTATGGGGATGCCATTAACGAAGACTGTTTTAACAATAATGGTTCGTGTATTACATGAAGTATCAATCATTCTTGAACCTGTATATACAGGGGTTCATTTTGATTGGTAAAAATTATTGGTTCCAAGACAATATAAATCGTCTTAAAATCTTTGGAAAATTCTATATGATCCATTTGCAAATGCAGGTGATGATCAAGTAGATTTCCGAACATTTAATGGTATACAAGTGACAAGACTTATAATTAAGTACTCATCCCTTGCACCATCAGATTCAATTTGTTACTCTTATCGAGCAACAGAGTTTTGTTAGTAGATCCTTACAAGAGGGTTTATTAGTTCAGTTAATCATAATTTTAACCGTGCTAATCACTCCCCATGGGGATCTGCTCTCATTGATAGTCCTTATATGAGACTTTTATCATCTTCAAGGAAGACAGTGATCATGGCCGAATCAGACCGTGATACAAATCCTTCCTTAGGATGTATTCGCTAACTCTAGAGCTAGCTTTTATGGTATAAAGTTCATCCTGAATGTAAGACATTATTTTATCTTTTATTCTTGAGATCTTTTTATCGGTATCTTCCAAGAGGGAAATATTTCTATCACTTATCCTTACCCGACAAATTAGGCGGTTATGGAATTGGTAGTCCTGTTTGGTAATAGATACCAGCTATAATTAAAAATGCTATTACAGCTTTTAAAATTGGCCGGACAGTAGCCCATGGACAAATTAAAACTGTTTTAGATGATGATATTAGATATATTGATGTTATCACTCCACTATTTGATTTCTAGCCTGATCTCCTTTATTTTGAGTTCAGATCCTAGATCTCAAGGGCCTTTGCGGCTTGGTAGAGATTTGAGATTCTGATAAGGGGGGAACCCCCACCAGAAACTGATCCAGGGGTCAGATTTGAAATTAAAAGCTTGCTTGCTTTTGTTCCGCTCCTAGATATGAATGATCAGTCCTTTCCAGAACTGATCCTTGCTTTCCTAGACGAAAATTAGGTCTAAGAAAGGAAGGAAGTATAATATTATATAGATAACCTTTAGTTTTCGGATGATTAGCGAAATCGTAAAAGGTGTCTACGAAAAATTATGCAATATGCGTTTATGACGACGAAAGTTTTTGATCGGTTAATATAACTGATGTCGTGTTAAGATGAAATCCGGAGATATTCCGAGATTGAGATTAGCTCTACGAAAACTTTCCATAATTTGCCATGGATTGAAAGAGAAAAGAAACTCCTTCGACAACTTAAAGATCTAGGTTTTCGTTCAATGAACGAAAGTTCTGAGTAGTATCTTAATTCAGTTAATAAAGCAACTGAACCTGAGGCCTATTTGGTTATACCTAAGCATCAAATACCGATTGAACTTCCTTCCAGTATGGTCGAGCAAATAACTCAGCACCAACATGATATTGGTAATGTGAAGTTTGAAATGGTACCTATTCATCAAAAACATCATGATGAACAGACTACCAATGTCTATGCGATGGATCTTGGATGGGAATCATAAGAACCCCAGCCGAGGTTACGTTTAGATTACTAACCTTATTTTATTTTAAGGTAAGAGGATTTCCGATACCGTTATTGGTATTACGGAGATGAACTTTAGTCACAAAAATCTTTGTGATCAAAGGGAAACTATTACTGATTCAAGCAATAGCAAGAGTCCATTAGGGAAAATCTAAGGTTTACAAATACCTTCCGAAACAGACATATATAACTAAAATATTA